CTTTAGCAACCATGTCGCTGAAGGTTGACTTCAGCGACATGGGGAGAACACACTCTTCAATGGTCTGCGGACGATACTTTTCAACCCACAGAAAGTTTTCTGGTTTCATTTTTAGTTCTTAATGTTAGTTTTAACCATCCACAGCGACCAATCAACTTTTTTGGTCTGATCAACTTCATAACCACAGGAGTTTAAATATTTTATTGTCTTTTTTAATTTTTCCCCACTAGTGTTAGTACCATCAGAATGTACTGTTTCAAAACAAATGTTTTTAACATTTATTTCATTAAAATTGGTGCTTAGAATTATATCACAATCATGCCCCTCCGTATCTATGAATAAAAATTCTATTTCATAGTTTAATAGATTGTGTTTTTCTAATAGACTAGTAAAAGTTAATGCTGGAATAGTAAATTCTTTTATATTAGATGGATGATGTCCGTGACGGAGCAAATGTTCATAATTTACAGACCCATGGTAACTGATGTTCTTGTCTTCGGCAAATAAAGTTATATTAGTATTTTCTACACTTATTGCGATATTTTCAAATATTATATTATTATAAGTTTTGTAATTGTCTTGAAGTAATTTAAAATTTTTAACATTTGGTTCTACTAAAATAACTTTAGTAAATGTTTCATTTTTTATAATTTCTGTAACATGATCATTACCCTCAGCAGCTCCAATTTGTATTAGTATTTTTGACATAGTTCAACCTTCATATTTAGAGGTGTTTGCTTCCATAGCAAACCAGTAAGTTAGTGGCATACCCTTATGTATAAACTCACCAACAATATTTTTAGCAAAATTAATTTTATAATCTCCTGGTAGGATTTTAATATTTTCCATTTTAAAATGGAACAAAAATTCTGGCAAATTATCACCAGTACCAACAACTACCTGATATGAATTACTAGTTGGATCAGAAAGATCTGACACCATTGCAACTATTGAATCATTATCTGATTTAAATGACAGATCAGGAAGTTGCATCACTGATGCAGCCTTTTGTAGTTCTGAGAACTGCTTTTCAGTCATAGTTATACTAATGTTAATTTCTGGCATTATTACATCTTTAGTTGGAACTGAAAGTAGTCTTGGTTCCGCATAGTGATATGTAACAACAGAACTACCACCATTTTTAATTTTCATATTCTTTTGACCAAAATCAAAAGTTGGAGTATTAAATAAACTAACAACTCCAAGAAATTTATTAAGATCCCAAATACCAAATTCTGTATTAAAGGATTCTTCAACAGTTGCAATTGCCATTCCATTTTTTGATGGAGTAATTGTCTTAATTACCTTACCAGGTTTAACCAATAAGTTAGAATTCAAACTGGCAAAATTTTTAAGAATTGATAATGTATTTTTAGAAAAAGTCACAGGTTTCATATTATATCCTCATTCAAAATTTTCATCAACAAAAGAATCATCATATTCGTCATTTAAATTTCCATTGATATATTCTCTAAGATTTTGTTTCATTTTTTTCTTTTGAGATGTATTTTCTTTCTTTTCAATAGACTTAAGTTTAAATTCTTTACGCTTACGATTCTTTTCTCTGTCTCGTTCATAATCTTTGTTCATTTTTGCTCCTATAGTTTAACATGATATTATCACAATTCAACCCAAATAAAATCAGTTTCTTGTTTTATTAAAGTAAACATCACCGCTGGCGTTGGTCGAAACCAACGATCACCCTCAATTGCCCCAACTGGAGGGTCATCCTGTATATAGAAACCCCCCCCAGCAGCGGCAACAAATTTTTGCCATGTAGATTCTGAATTTGCTGATCCAGGTATAACAGATGATGTTGCTTTTACAGCAATATATTTTTTAGATTTATATTCAACAACATCACCTATTTTATATAAATAAGGTTTTCCGTCAGCATCGTATTGTTTGAATCTACCTCTAAAGGATAGTGTGTCTGCTATATTCATATCAGTTATTTATCATTTTACTAAAATTATTTTTCTTTTCAAATGAAATTATATTAGAAAACTTATCAACCAATTGATCCGCTTTGTGACTTATAACATAAACATTTGCTTTATCACTTACAATTTTAAGAAGTTTCATGAGTTCATCCATCCCAACAGAATCTAAAGAAGAATCAAAAACTTCATCCAGTATCAATAAATTACAATTTACACTATTTTTTAGTCTTGCTATTTCTCTCCATGAGAGTAGTAATGCCAAATCTATTCTCATTTTTTCCCCTTCACTAAAATTCATGTAACTGAACTCATCACGATATCTAGACTTTATCTGTTCATTGAACTCCTCATCCATATTAAATTGAACATAAAAATCCATTGACGCTAAGAATTTATTGATAAATTTGTTCATATATGGTAAATAATATTTAATTATTTTTGCTTTTACCCCACCATCACGAAGAAGTTCGCTCGCAAATTCATGATACATCAGATCATCTGAGTGCTCTTCTCTTTTTGTTTCAAGTAGAGTTAAAGTTGCTTCAAGTATTTTTAACTTTTCATATTCCTCGACTATATTTGTTCTAATAGTAGATTTATTTGATGTTGTTTCAATTCTTTCTATTTCAGCAACGAGAGATGCTATTTCCCGTTCAACAGCATTGATATATGACATAGTTTCTATTGCTTCTTCTATATTGCTTTCAAATTTTTCAATAAAATTGATTTCTGTGTCAATCACCTCATTCATAACTACTATATCTTCATCAATGTTAGATATATCATAATTATTAGTTAGTATTTTTTCTTTTTTAATTTTGTCATCTATAGATTGACTGCATGTTGGACATGTACAATTTTCTTTAAAGAAATGAATTTCGTTTTGTTTTTGTTTTTTTATAGTTGTGGATGATGCTATGTTAGAATTTAATTTCTTTATTTTTTCTTGTTTTTCCTTTATTATATTTTTTGCGTGATTGATATCAGATTGTAAAGAAATTAAACTATGACCCCGTGATGCAATATTTGTTTTTAATTGAAATATTTTATCATTTATTATCTGTATTCTGGTGTTGGATGCATCCACATCTTCATTGTTTTTCTTTTCCAAAGTAGAAATATAGTTTTTATGAACTTGAATTTTATTTTTTTCTATTTCTATTTTTGTACTTAAATCCTTCATTGATTCTTTAATCGATAATATTTTTCCTTTAATTACAACATTCATAGTGCTGAATATGTCTATATCAAGAATGTTTTCTATTACTGATCTCCTATCAGACGCACTCAATTGCATAAAAGGAACAAAAGAAGAACTACCTAATATTACAACTTGTGTAAAGGTCTTGTAGTTCATTTTTAATATTTGATGTTCAAGTATCTCTTGGTAGTCAATACTTTTTGCGTCCTGGTCAATTAGTTTTCCATCTTTGTGTATTTCAAATAGTCTTGGATTTATACCTCTTCGCACAAGATACTTTTCTTGCCCTTTGCTAAATTCAACTTCAACTAAGCAATTTTTAGAATTAATTGAATTTGCCAATTGTGGAATATTTATTTTTCTGAATGGTTTTCCAAACAATCCAAAGGTTATTGAATCAAGAAAAGCAAAGGATTTACCACTTCCATTATTACCGCAAATTAAAGTGGTGTTGTTTTTATCCAACACAATTTCCGTTACAGTATTTCCAAACGAACCAAAATTCCTAAATCTTACTTTTTCAAAAATTATCATAATTTTTTTTCCGGAACAACCATGGATCTAAATTCAATCTTCTCTAATTTGCTAGACTGATTTTTAACCTTTGATTGTGGTTTTGGTTCAACTTTTGATGGAATTGGATTGAATTGAAATTTGTCTGATATTTTAATTTCAAGTTTGTTCATACTCTAAGACTCTCCATATATACATCTTTTATTATGTTTTTAAGTTTTCCTTTATTGAAATCCCGCTCAATGCCATCTATTTCTTTGCTTATAATAGTAAGGGTATCTTCATTTTCAGAAAAATCAACAACCGAATTATTTGTAATTAAATTCATTTCATCAACTATTGATAAATCATATATGCCTTTACTCCACAGGGCATCTATAAGTTTGTCAAAAATCGATTGTTTTGTTTTTTCTCTTATAAAGATACGCACAAAACTTGATCTAAAATCAGTTTTAGAAATAAATTTTGCTATATCTTTCACATCATCCTCAGTTGCATCACTGTAATTAAACACATGAAATATATTATTTGGATTTTGAATAAATTCAAGATCCCTAGTTTTTGTATCCAGAATATGAAACCCTTTTTTACTTGAAACATCTCCAAAATTCATTTGGTACTGACTTCCAAGATAATATATATTTGCTTCGCTTTGTTTTATATGAAAATGACCAGAAAGAACCATTTCAAATTTATTAAACATCTTTGGTGTCAATCCGTGTAAATGTTTCACTCCACTCATAACCTGGAATCCTATAATTTCAAGATGACCACACAACATGACTGAATCTGACTGCTCTATGTAGTTTACAGTAGATTCTAAATTTTCATTTGTAATCCACGGTACGACATCAATAGACAATTCATCAAACTTAAGTTGCGTTGGTTTATCAATTACTGTAAATTGGTCATACTGAGACAATAATTCCTGTATTGAATTTATGTCATTTGTATTTTTATAATATGTGTCATGGTTGCCGAGGGTTATGTACATTTTGATATTATTATCAATCAATGGTTTTATAAATCTTTTTCTGACCGAAGAAAGCGTGTTAAAATTTACATACTTTCTTCGGTCAAAAAAATCGCCAAGGTGAATGATCGTATCTATCTTATGTTCAACTAAATGCGGTATAAAAGAATTTTCAAAAAAATGCAATATGTGTTCTAGAAAAAGAGGAGAATCATTTCTAACCCCAAAATGGGTATCATTTATAAAAGCAATTTTCACTTTTTCTTCCTTCTTTTTTTCTTTTTCTTTTTTGGTTCTAATTTTTCTATATCTGATTCGCTAAGTGAAAAATGTTTAGATAAAAAATCTGAATATGATGTTATGTCTGGTTGAGACTTCAACCAGTCTACAATTTTACCATCAAAATCATTCATTTGCAATGATTTGTATTTTATAAATCCTTGTTTTTTCTCTTTCTCTATTCTTCGCAAAAATGCGTAGTATATTATTTGAGTAAAATATGAAAATGGATTTGACGATTTGTGTGGATCAAAATTATGCGCATACAATATACAATTCTCTATACCGTCACCAATCATATCTTCCTTAAACGGATAATTTATAAAATTTGGTCTGTGGGAAAGATGTTCGGCAATTTTGATGAAACACTCAGCAATGTAATCCGAAAGTGGTGGTCGTTTTTCCTCTCCACTTTCTTCAAATTCTTTTACGAGTTTCTTCCACTCAATCATAGACTTACAAAATTTTTCATTATCTATGTAGTGCTTTGCGTTTTTTACTTCTGTTTCTATTATATCTTCTTCGTTGTTTTCATTCATGTTGACCAAAGTATAGCATCTCTATACATTCTTTCAAGTGATTATAAAGTTTTTTTAAAAAACTCATGTGTGTACTCTTGACACGAATTCGTCAGTATGTGTATAATCTTTGTGTGGTAATAAAGAAGAAAACTAATATTATAATATTAAGTTACTTATAATCATTCGAATCTGGATCAGGATTCCAATCGCTAAGCTTATTACCAAAATCCTGTCGATCTACTTCATCTCCAGTAAATCTATTTTTCTTCTTGACTTCCTTAATCATTTTCAATAAGTCTTTTGGATTAAGTAATCCAGATGTTATTAGATTCATTATTGATTCAGAAGGAATCATCATCGTTACATATATTCCATGTCTGTCTAATTCATTTGGATTCATTTCCGGTGATGGTAGTTTTGGAGTATTATTTTTTTTATTCCATTTTTTGCTTGGTGCTTGCCTATTTGCAAATGGTGGTTCTATATTTTGAGGTTGCAGTGCTTGAGTCATGTCTTCTAAAAACGATCCAAGAAATTCATTAAACAAATCATCAGTATTTTCTATTTGTTTACTTATTTCTTTCTCAGATTCAATACTTACTATTTTTTCATTTATAGTTCTTTCGGTATCCAACTGCAATGTGTATAATTTTACCGTATCATCAGTTGGATCCATTTCCAATGCAATGTGATTTTTTGGAAGTGCTATAGTTTTAACTTTTGTGTGTTGCAACCAATCCCTAAGAACAGTCATGTCATATGATCCATGGGAATCAAATGATGTTGTTGATTTAAAAACTAATGGATCTAAAATTTTATATTTTGTTTTAGTCTCTTCTTTGACTTGACAAATTATTTCTTCTCCACTGCGCAGTTTAAAGATTTTAAGATTCATTTAGACTCCAAGTTGATTTTTATTTTTTCGAACTGAAACCCTTCATTAGTATATATGCATATGCGCTCATCTAGGTGTCTGAGTGCATGGTTTCTATACTTTTTCCAACTAAGATCATCACTTATATCATATACAGTTACTTTGTCTTTTGTGTCTGATTTTCGCAATCCTCTTCCTATTGACTGCAATACACGAATAACAGATTTTGAAGGAGATGCAAAAACTATAGCATGAATATTTTTAATGTTAATTCCTGTGCTACATGTACCATATGATGCAACCAAAACACTGTTGTCGCCTCTATCTACAATTTTTCTTATTTGCTCTCTATCTTCTATTTCTGTCTTTCCTGATATTAAATAACAATCCTTTTTTGCTTTTTTCTGAATTTTTCTATAAAGGGGAACACCATGTTTTTCGACAAAATTAAACAAAACTAGAACATTTCCTTTTATGTTATTTGTTAGATTTGCAATAAATTCATTTCTGTTTTCGTTTAACACCAACCATTCGATTTCCTCTTGATATTTTGCTCTTTTAATTTTTTCAATTTCAGCATTTTGATATTGCAATATTAAACATTTAATATTTAATTTTGCCAATACTTCTTTATCAATTAAATCTTTTGTCGATGTTACTTGAAATACAGTACCAAATAAACCTTCGAGGACTAATTTATGCACTTGAGTCCCATCAAGCGTTCCTGTGGTTCCTATTCTATAGTTGCATTTTTTTAATTTATTCATTATCTTGATTAATGATTTTGCTTTAAATAAGTGAGATTCATCACCAATGATTGACTCAAACTGGTTAAAAAACAATTCATCTTGATCATATAAACTTTGCCATGTTGATATTACCACTCTAGATGTTGTTGTTTTTTCCATACCACCATATATCTTATGAATTAACTTTGATATTAAATTTGTATTTGCGTAGTCTTCAAAGTCAGATGATAATTGAGTGACTAATCCAGTAGTTGGAACAACTATAAGAATTTTTTGTTTTGTTCTTTTTAGCAACTCTAGAACAAGCAGATATATTATTAAACTTTTTCCAGATCCAGTTGGAGATATAAGAAGGCATCTTTTATTTTTCAAAGCATGTATAACTGCTTCTTTTTGATAATCATGTGGTTCTATTTCTTTTTTATTTGAGTATACTTTTGGAAAAGAAAAAGTAGAATTATCTGGAAGAAGAGTTGGTTCGTATTCTACTTTATATCCCCGATCATTTGCAAAGGAAAAAACATAAGGAAGCAGTCCTTTATATAATCTTGATGTAAGTAGATTGAATAATCTTATCTTTCCATCCCATCTCTTTTTTCTAAATGCTGGATTGTATTGTGAATTTGGGACATTGAATGTAAAAAACAAACTTAATTCCTTTGAAATCGATTTATCACATTCGATTTCAATGTAAACAGAATCTATGTCTTTAATTCGAATCATGATCCTTGAGTAAATTTAATCCACTCTATTGTGGATCTAATATTCCATATCTTATTTGCAATTATTTTAATTACACTTTCCAGATATGCTATTTTTTCTCGTTGAACATGAACTTTATTTGAGATCTCAATGATATCATCATCACTTTCAACGAATCGATCAACATCTTGTTTTATAATTGCTAGATCAAACGGTTCCCATGATCTCTGCTTGAGTTCTTCTTTGCTCATTTTTCCAGAATAATATAACCATTTATCTCTTTTTGCTTTTTTATATTTTGATTCTATTTTTTCTAGAATGATTTTTTCATCCATAAGAATACAAAGATATTTATTGTGTATTTGTGGAATTCTTATGGATTCATCATCTAAATGATTTGCATCAATTGCTACATCTAGTTCAACTTGTATTTTGATTTCATCAATGTTCATAATAATAATTTTTATTGGTTATGGATTTTTTAATATTTCTATTTCGTAGTGTGTGTATGAGAATGTTGCTGTTGTTATTATAGCATCTGTATCTGGTAATGCAGAATCAAAATCTATTCCGCCTAAAAAAGTAGGAAACATATTCATATACCTTACTGCGACAATTGGTTTATATTTGCTATCCGTTACTAACATTAATCCAGTGGCAACCATCTGCATATCATCTATCACTTCAACTGTGCTATCATATGATATTCCTAATTTTTTAATCCATTCGTATATCTCTAACCAATTTGTTAGATCTTCATTTATAATAAAACTTATTTGTAGATCTTCGTAGTTATACGCTGTTCCTGGTCTTTTAATTGCAATTCCACCTGGTTGTGACTGAATTGATGTGCCAAAACTGAAAGATGGAATATTTGCTCTTTGACAAAAATAAGTGACAGTTGGACATCTACTAATTACAAATTTAAATTTATTATTTGTTAAAAAATTTGTATTGTTTGGTTGAGTTGGATTTACAGTATATAAACTACCAGGAGTGTTTGGACCAAGTTTATCAATTATATCTTGATATGTCTGAAAATTTGACTCTGGCATGTAAGTATTTATAAAAGAAAACCCACGGGTTTCCCCGTGGGTTCCTATAACTTTATTCTAGACTGATCAGTTACCAGTATTGCCGTGAAGGTTCTTAACGGCAAAGAGGCGATAATATGAGTTAGAATTTGCTTCTAATCCATCTGTATCTACAGTGATTGCATCACGACCCTTAGCGAATGGATTTGCGACTAGACCGTAGCGAGTCTTAAATCCAATCTTTGGTTGGAATGTATCTTGTCCAACTGCACGAACCATTTGTAGAGGAACATATGGGCAGTAGAACATACCAGCGTCATAAGGTGAAGTTCCCTTATAACCAACGGTAACAAAGTTTACATTGTTACGAATAAATGGATCGATGAAAACTTTGTACTTGCCATTTAGAACTCCAGCAAAAACATTACCAGTGTCATCAACATTCATTTGAACATTGAGTGCTGGTGAGAGATTAAGGAATCCACCCATTGCAAGTGCTGATGCGACATCTGCGCTGCAAAGAATGAAATTACCACGACCTCTGCGAGAATCTTTAGCAATTTGATTTGCTTCTCGTTCAATTTGGAACATAAGTCCACGGAAGCGTTCTGCTGACCAACGACCGTCAGAATCAGCAACTAGATCATATACACCAGAAGTGGCAAGATCAGTGTTTTGTGCACCAGTCTTAGCAACGGTGTACATTGCACGAAGAATTTCGCGGTTGATTTCGTTCATAATTTCAACTGAGAGAATATTTGCAAGTTCTGACTCAGCATCAAGACCGTGAACTGCCTTGAGATCTTGTGCAAGTTCAGTTGTGTATTCTGCCTTGAGAGCGCGTGATCTTGCTTGTACAGCAATACGCTCAATGCTGAATGCCATTTCACGGAAGTAATTGCTACCATCTCCTAGTTTTTCTGCGGTGCTAGTAAGCATACCACGGAAATCCGAGAAAAGATTAGTACGAGTACCTGATTCGTTAATTGGTGCTACACCGAGAGTGTGTCCAGATAGTAAACCAGTTGGACCAATTGCTTCAACGGTATTTACTGCTGCGCCAGATGCACCAGAGAACTTTGGCCATGCTTCGTCAAACAATGCTTCTTCGGTGGAATTAATATTGTTATACTTAGCGCGCATTGCAAAGATAAGACCAGTTGGTGCACTCATTGGTTGAACGCCAGCAATATCATATGCAACAATATTTGGCATTGCACGACGAACAAGTGAAATTAGAATTGGATCATATCCAGCAAAATTTCCTGCATTTGCAAGTTGTCCGCTTACAAAACTTGATCCACCCATATTCATGGTTGGTGCTGCTTCGAAAAGATTTTGTTGCATTCTATCTTCTTGCATTGCTCTTACTTGATTTTCAAGAAGAACAGCGGTTACTCTTTTCTTGTGAAGATCATTGATTGGGTCCATTTCAGTGTGATCTAATACTGGGGACCATTTTTCTACGAGTGTGTCATATGGGGTTGTACCGTTAAAATCCATTTTTCTCTCCTTAAAGTCTTTTAATATTTATCAATTTTAATTTTTTCAGATATACTGATCTGTTGCGATGTTTGGGTTAATCATATTTAACAATTTTCCAGCGTTGCTATTTTCAGAAATTTGCTGTGCTGGTTTTTGTCTATTCTTGTTAAGTCTTCCAATTGCATTTACAAGATTTAACATACCTGGATCATTTATTTCTTTTGAAATTCCAGGATTAGTTGTTTCTTCAACAAGATTTTGTTGTTGATTTATATGCTGATTTGAATTCTTGTTAAAATATGATTCTTTTAGTAGTTTAACTTTTTCTTTGTATTGATCTACACTTGCAAATTCTATTCCTTCTGCCAAAGTTGCAAGTTTCTCTACTTCAGTATCAGTTAATCCAGTCGAAATATCAAAAAATGCTTCTGCGCAAAGTCTAGCAGTTATTTCATTTGATAATTCGATATTTTTCTTTATTTCAGTGTTTAGTTGTTCTTGTAATTCTTCATTTGCAGATGCAAGTTCATCAAGAACATTGTATTTGTCTTCTGGAACATCAATGAAAGTCTCATCTAGCAATTCTTTAAGACCAACCATAAAATGTTCTGCTATTTCTGTGCGAAGACCTCGTTCTACAGCAACTTTATTTTCTTCCATCCATTCATTGATTACATATGAAAGATAATTATCAAGTTGCTCAGTTAAGTGTTCTGTCTTTTCCTTAACTTGTTCTTCTATTAATTCTTTTGCTGCTTCTAGTATAGTTTTTTCTATAATTGAAACTTTTTCATGAATTGCTGCTTCAAATATAGTTGCAGTTTTTTTCATGAATTCTTCACTTAAGTTTTCACCATCAAACAAACTTGCAAGATAATCAGTATCAGAGATATTTGTTTCCTCTGTTTCTTCTTTATCTTCAGCATTCATTGCTGGGTTTGCTTGTTGTGCACCAGGAAGTTGAACATATGCTCCTCCCCCTGGTCTTCTGGTTTGCATATTTTTTACTGCCGCATCTGGAGATGCTACTGGTTGATTAATTACAGCACCTCTTCCACTTCCATCATCATATAATTTAGGGTCTGAGTACATTTGTTCGTTTGCCATAAAATTCTCCAATTTTGTCTATTTATATGTAGAATAAATTATTTTTTCAAATACTTAATTCCAAAAATCTAAAGAAGAAATTACTTGTTTTGCTCCTAAAAGTGCTGACGCAACTCTTCTTTTTGTTTTTTGAGATGTTGTTAAATTAGAACCAGGTCTTGGACGCAATGCAAGTATTCTGCTATTTAATCTATTCATTTGATTTTGTTTATCTTGTGAAATTGCTGATTGCATTGCTGCTCTTGCCTTTTTTGATGTTTCTATGTCCCTAACTGCTTTTTCCGTTGCTGCCTGACTTGCTGGAGTTATAAATTCTTTTGTCATTTTTTCTCTAAATTGTCTTGCTGTTGGATTAGTTTGATCAAGAACTTCAAGTGTTGTTGGTTTATCGATAACATCTTGAATTGATCTGGATGTTTGCTTTGGGGTTCTTGCAGTATATGCTGCTGGATTGCCTTGCTTTACTGCCTGTTCTATATTTGGCAAATCCTCAATGTCTATATTTTCAAGACCGGATAGTTGCCCACCTCTAGAAATGTTGATTACACCCTTACTTAACAACATTTGTCTGGTTTTTGGATCATTTATCACACTCAATGCTTTATTTTTTCTTGCATGTTCTGCTGTTACTCTAGCATATTCTGTTGGTTTTAAATTATATTGTGCTGCAATTTGAGAATGAATTTGAGTATCCATCTCTGCTTTTTTCTCCAACCATCCTTCCTGTGCTCTTTCTCCATAAGCAGAAAGTGCATTTCTTACATTTTGAAATATTCTTGCAGACATCCCTGCTGGTTTTCCTGGTCTAGTACCTGGTGTAACATATTGTTTTAAATTTTTAGATTTAATTGCTCCACGAACAGCACCAGCAACCAGACCAGCAGCACCAACTGCTGCTAGCGTTCCTATTACTTCTTTTAAAATAACTCTAGTTGTAGTTTTTTCGGTCATCAAATTCTCTTTAAAAAATCAGAAAACAATTTAATTGCTGTTTCTTCTAGTTTTTTTACTGAGGTTCTTTTTAGTTGTTTTTCATAATTGCTTATTTCTTTTTCAACTAATAAACCATTATTCCAGATCCATTCTTTTCCTTCTAATATGCCATCAACAAATGCATTAGGAGCAGATGGATCAGCAACAATATCAATTGCTGCAAGATTAAAGTCATCTTGAACAATGTTAACCCCACCTTGTGATTTTAATGAACCCATTCCTCTGGATGAAACACCAAGTTGAGCACCTTCATCAATTAAACTTTTTACAATTTTACCCATTGGTGTGTCTATTATTTTTGCTTTTCCGTGTATTTGATTTCCACTTTCGCTTAAATCAACAATCATGTGAGAGACACGATCAAGATTTACAGTGGGTCCAGATGGGTGATTTAATTCTCCAAGAGCACGATTTTTCTTCACATATTCTGTAATATATCTCTTACATTCTCTCTTGAGAACATTTTCATTATACATTCTTTTATTTCTATTCACCACACCCGCTTCCATCATTACACCTTTAATATAATAGTTTTTAGATCCTGCTTCATTGGATTCAACTATTGTTTGGATGTCTTCTACGGTTTCGGTGATTAGTTTCATTTATTTTTTCCCTCTCATCGAACGAAGTTTTTTAAAATCTGCTCCTGTTATCTTTCCTTTTGGTTGAGCAACATCTATTGCTTCTTGATTTCCAGGTAAATCTTTTTCTTCTTCGATCATGTCTTCATCTTCATCTTCATCTTCAGAATCTTCTTCAGAATCTTCTTCAGTTTCTTCATTTAAGAAATTTATATAATCATTGCTTATTTCAATAATTTCTTCTTTAGATAATTCTTTTCCTATTTCATTTTCTATTTGTTCGACTATTTCATGAATTTGATCGACAAATTGTTCAAAGTCATCATCAAATTCATCTTCTAATTCAACATCATCATGCTGTACATCGTCTTTTATATTTTTATTTTTTTGTTTTTTTGATTTTTGGGATGGTTTCATTTTTTCTTCACCATCTTCACCGTTTTCGTCGCCCATTGCCATTTTCCTAGTTACATCTTTTTTTCTTTCGTCTTCCGATTCAGAAATTGCAATCATGCTTGGAGCAATTTCTTCTATTTTTGATTCAAGAATTGTACCCAGTTTATTGAGTAATTGTTCTTTTATCTGTCTTTTAGCATCAACTAGATTATTCTCAACAATATTGTTTATGATGTTTTTGGTATTTTGCATTTTATTCTCCTACTAATTAATATTTATATTATTGTTGTTCTGGTTCTAATCCCATTTGTTGCATCTGCACTTGTTGCATTATTTGTTTACTTCTTTCTTGTTCCATTTCCTTGTCCATTTGTGCAATTTCTTCATCGGTTTGTTTTAAAATATTCTTTCGAATATATTTGTTGGAAAATAAAGTGCCACTATATGTTGCCAAAACCGTCAACATTTCTACCTTTTCTCTCAGTATTTCATTTTCTTTTAATTCGGTAAAATATGAATCTTTTGTAAATTGAAAATTAATATCATGATATATTGAATTCCAATCATCAACGGTCATTATTCCTTTCAATATGCACTGTTTCTTTAAAATATCAAGGAACAAGAATGAAAATTTGTTTCTCAATCTTTCTATAAATTTATAGAATTTGACCTCATCTCTGGTAATTTCACTGCTTCTGCCAAGATTAAATCCAGTTTGAACTTCCATTCTTGTTAATGGAACATTCAAAGATCTATATAATTTTCTCAGTAGGTATTCAACATCTTCCATTTCTCCAAGATTTTGACCACCAGGTAGTGTTGAAATTTCAGTTCCTCTTCCACCTTCTCTTCTTGGTAACCAAAAATCCTCCAACATGGACATGTGATTTCTTGTATCTTTAATTTCTCCAGTTCCAGAATCGTATACGAGTTTATTTCTGTATCGATTCATCAAATCTTTGAGATATTGTTCTGCTTTCTGTTTTGGTAAATTACCAACATCAACATAAAATATTCTTCTCTCTGGTGCTCTTGATATTCGATAAATTACAACAGCATCTTCAATCTGGCGGAGCATATTTAATGGTCTTATTGCCTTGTGGAGATACCCTACTACTTTTTTTGTTGTTTGATCTATATACCCAGAATTGCAATATGTTATAGAGTCCGGACTGATTCTTATTCCAGATGCTGATGTCGTTGTAATAGAATTTACTTCTAAATCTGTATAAACAAAATGTTCATCTATTTTTTTAATCAATGGAACTTGCATTCCATTTATATTTTTTATTTCTTTTTCTACTTTTCTTACTTTTCGTATCTTTGTTGGATCTATAGATCTTAATTCAACTATTCCTCTTTCTGGATTTTCTGTATCAATAATTAGTTGATAGTATAATTTACTTTCAATATACCATCGTCTAAATATCTCATAACCTTTATTTTTAAAATCCAACATTTTGAGAATAGTATCAAACTCGGATAATACTTTTGATTTGATATTATCAGATAAATTCACAGAATCTAAATTTAATTTTATAGATTCACCATGCGAATCAAAAACAATTGATTCTGTTATTATATCTTCTATTGCCATGTCAACTTCTGGGTAAAGAGACATTGACCGATATTGATTGATTAATGAATTTTCATCAACAAATGATCCACCAAAATCATATACAGAACTCATAAATCCTCCGGTTTCGAGGATATTTGTTCCATCAGAATTATCTGGTGCTACGAATGATATGGTAGAGGGAGGGCCCCCTGAGAGGCCCTCCCCTACATCCATGTCCATTGGATCTTTTTTAAATGAAAATCCAAATAAATCTCTTAATCCCATAAAAATTCACCTTTTTATATTTTTTAGACAAACTACAATTATTGAAGTTCGCCAAGTGGTTCCCAATAATCGAACGCAAGTGTAACTGGGAATACTGCAAATGAGTCAGACAAGTCGTAATCCATTTGAAGAGTACCAACATTGATTGGGAAGCAATTCTTCAATTTAATGCCTCTGGTAAATCCTTGAGGATTATTTCTAGTTTGTCCTTGAACAATGTCATTATACCAAACAGACCAACTAGCAGTGACACTGTAGTTGATGTTATGTGTTTCTCTGGTGTCCATTGCATCTAACCAAATTTCAAACAATCTGCGAAGATCGCTTTGTTGTTTATTGGATTCATAAATTTGAATAGACCAATCAACATAGGTTCTTTCACCAGAATATTTGATTGCTCTACCCATCCAAGGAACAGTAATAACTCCGATGCTTGCTTCTGGAATATCTGCTGCTTTGATGTAAATAGAAGTTTCTCTTAAATCATTTACAGCATTTTGAAGACCAGGAATTCCGGTTGGCCAGTCTGGTTGAACAATGAAACGATTTGATCGAACTCCTCTAAAGTTGTTTCTAAAAGTTGTAATTGTATTTGGTTGAATTTGTGGCATGTGTTTTACCTCTTAATTATTTATTCTGTCTTATTACTCAATTTACTCTTAACTCAAAAATAGTTGTTAATCTTCTAATATTATTGTTCAGTAGTACCTAAATTAGTCTCTAAATCAACATTGGTTAGTGTTAGAGTAATAAAGTTAATAGAAGTTAGCGGTTTGAGTAAAATTTCAGCAACAAATCCATTTGCTTCAATTACAGTAATTGGATTGTTAGATTCATCGCAAATTACTTTAAAATCCGAAAGACCATTTTGTGCTTTAATTTGAGTCAAGATTTCAGTTGCAGTTGTAACAAATGCTGCTCTAGTGGAAACATCGTTAGTGTTGAATAGAATTTTTCTTGCAACTGCTCCAAGTTGCTTCTTGAGATTGATAAACAATCTAGCGACATTCATTCTAGAAAGAGTAGATGTTTGTGAATATGTAGTTTTATCTCCGAAAAGGAAGGTTCCTTCTCCTGGGAAAGTAACTACTGGATTAATTTTTGCATCATATAGTGCATCTTGTAATGCGGCATTTAAATTATGCTTAAGACGAGTTACTCCAAGAATTCTACCTCTATTAGTTCCTGCTGGAGAATACCATGGATAGAAATCACGATCTGTTCTAGCAAAGCATCCTGCGATATCTGGGGCAAGAATAGTAGTGATTAATGTTTCAGATGCACCATTTGCTCCTAGATGTATTTTTTCTCCATAAACGGTAGCATAATGGAAATCAGCAAAAGTAACTCCAACAGCATTATCATCAATTGATCCTGCGGTGGCAGATGGTTTTGATGGAGTATTTAATATTGCAAATACAGGAAGATCATTATTCTTCTTTGCATCGGTAATTTCTTTAATTAGATTTATTGCTGCATCACTTGATCGTCCTTGGAAAATAACATCATATAGCAATGCACCCTTGAAAATTTCTAATCCACCAACAAATTCATAATTTCTTGCGGTAGCAATTGATGAAGAGACATTGAATCCAACAAATACAGGAGATCCGTATTGTAGATAATTATTCAATGCCCAGAATTCTTCTCTGAATGCTGTTTTACCTCCACCAAAAGTTATTCCACTAATTGCTGTCGTTACACCATCAAATACATCACCAGGATATGTTCCATTGATATATGATGCTGCACAGGAACCTTGTGAATATAAAGTTGCTCCTGCTAGGAAAGTTTCTCCTCCTGCTAAATTAACAATCATTTGATTTAATCTTGCATACAAATCATTGCTATTTGGAATATACATAAATCCAGCAGATGGTTCAGTTCCTCTTGCAAGTGCAATTAAATGATCATTTTCAGACATCATTGCTGCATTCATTTTAAATGATGGTTGCTCAGTTGCTTCTTGAGCTGGTCCGATCACAGATAAATCGTTTAGTTTAAATGTTACATTTGGTCTAGCCATTGTCTCTCCTTTGTAATACCTATTGAATATATATTAATTTAAATATTTCAAGATTGTTCGTAGAAAGTGCTATTATTGGGTCTAAAAATATATTTAATATTTTTTCTTTCCCGTATTAACCATCTATCTCCTGACTCTCCGGACCATTCTTCTTCTTCATTTTGAATTGGTTCTTCTCCAGAACCATCATCATAGTATCCAAATGGGAGTAAATCATCTTCTATTTTTTCTATCTCTCTCGAATACATTGCAAGGCGAACATCCATATCTGTCAGATTTTTAAAAAAATCTTGTCTTGTACACCACGAAAAAATTATAAGACATGTTATTAAATCATCATTGTGACCATCATCTGCTTCATAACTATTTTTTTTGGCAACAAAGGTTGTCAATTCATTTATAATATCAAAATCTTCAACTATTAATTTATCCTCTTCTATTAGATTCTTCAAAACAGCACAACCCACTTTTTTAGTTGTCACGGATGTCTTGAGTCCTAGATGATTCTGCTTTGCTCCACCAAATCCTTCTGTTATTGTTTGACCTTTTCTTCCCAGGAAACTTGTTTTTACAATATTTTCATATTCTAGATCCGTATGAAGAATATCAGCAACCTGTGAACCAATATCATTTATTTCTATCATTACATACGCATTGTTGTATTTTTTTGCAACTGTTTTGATAATAGATGGATACAACAACGGAGATACTGTATTATTTCTATACTGTGCCACAACTTTATATGGGAATTGAGTCACATCCATAACTACAAACGCACTATAATCTTTGCCTTGACCTCTCGCAGTATCAACAGTAATAAAATAAATGTGATCTTGTGTTTTTTTCTCTTCGTCTTCGCGTATTGGTTCTTCATGGATTGTTAGTCCTTCCTTTGTCCTCAATATTGGTTTATTAAAAACCATAGTGTGGAGTTTTGAAGATGATATCAATGTATTGGATGAACCTACAAAATCACATTCAAATTCGCTTTGAAATTGCTTTTCTGATGTTTTACTTATCATTTCCTGTTTCCACTTTTCACCTCTTAGTGGACCACCAGGATATAGAGGAACTTGACTCCAATGAACTTCTACTGGAACATATCCATTTTGTTTATTTACAGCACCTTTCCAATAATAATAAAACATGTTCAATCCATTTGGTGTGGATATGATAAACATTTTTGTAGATTGACCAGATGTGATTGTTGGATATACTGATGAGAAAAATTCTTCAGCAATTTGAATTGGAATGTGTGCAAACTCGTCTAAAAGAATTATATTAAAAGATCCACCACGAATAGCAGATGAAGATGTTGCAGCAGCAAGAATCCTTGAACCATTCTCCAGCACAATCGAACCTTTATTCCATTCTACAACACCTTGCTGCAACCATTTTGGCAAATATTCAAACGCCATTTTAATTCTTCCTAGAATTTCTATGGCGGTTGCTTGTTTATTTGCTAATATTGCAATATTTACATTTTGATTAAAAAGAACATAATGAAGCAAATATGAACCAACTGTAGTAGTTTTACCAGTCTGTCTTGGCAATTTACCAATAACGAATCTATTGTTGTGCAAAGTCTTTATAAGTTCTTTTTGATAATCGTACATATCAAAAGAGACTAATCCCTGGTCCACTGATACAATTTTTACATAATTCTTAATAAAATATATTGGGTCGGTAGCACATTTTATATATTCTTGAACTTGTTCTGGGGTAAATTGTTGTTGAACACCAACTGGTTTTAAGTTTGGATTTCCAAGATATCCATCTTTATGCTTCGTCATTCTTCATCTCTTCATTGTTTATATATTTTAATTGACTTCTAGATTGGTTTATTAGGTTTTGAAGATCCTTTGTTGATCCTACAAATATAGAATTATTTGTTGTATTATTTACGCTTTTATTTGTTTGTGGTTCCGCTTTATTTGCTTTTTCATGTAGAGATATCATTTCAGAATTCATTTCTGTCATTGTTTTTAATAGAATAGAAACAACTTCATATGCTCTAGGAGAATCGCTTGCATTTGCAACTTTCATCATTTCGTCAATTGCATCAAATCCAGTTGATATCAACTGTTTCATATTATTTCTTGCTTCACTAAAATCTTGTCTAACCAGATCTTTTTTTTGTCTTTTTATGGATTTTGGTTCTACTATATCGGTTACTTTTTTATCATCGATTGTTTCTATCTCTGGAAGATCAAGAATCTTTGATAATTTTTTATCAGTATCTTCAGTCATAATATCCTCATGTTATTGTTAAATACACCGGATCTCCATGATCACTTACATAATTCATATATGCTGTATAACCACTTCCACTTGTGATACCAAGTTGGATTTCTGAATTTTTTATGATTCCAGTTGTTGGTTCGCAGAATTTGTTATATACATAACCCTTCATCGTAAAGTCAAATAGACTGGTCACTGATCTTCGTGTTTCGAAAGATCCTTCATAGTCTTCGTTCATTGCTACACTATTCAAAACGATAGGAATATCGACAGCAGGGTATAGGTTGTCAATATTTATAGTAACCATGAACTCTGGTGAAAAATAAGGAAGTATTTGTTCAACGATTTGTAAATTATCATCTATGTTTCTAGTAAACACATAAAGACCAAAATTAATATTATATGGAACTTCTGAATATGTGGATCTATCTCCCACTATTCTTTTATTCATTCTATTTAATTTGCGATTTGTGTCATATAAAATACTCGTCATATCGAAACCAATCATCGGCAGGGTTATCTGAACATGTGTATTATCGGTTATTTGCGCCTCTGATTTTATTCTGTATATGAATTTTTCTTTTGGTCCATAAACCAGTGGGACTCTTATTTTTTCAATTATGTCTTTGGAATCATTTTTTCTTAAAACATAAATCGAATTGAATAAAGCACCAAATGCTGTTACCATTTTTCTTATTGATTCGTTGTAATATGTGTTATTGATTGAAAACATTAGCAATTCTCTGAGAATGGATTATCCGCTGAAAACTCTATAGTGTATGATGCTTCTCTCTCTATTGCATCGTTATTTGTTGCAAGATCTGGATCAACTGGATCTTTTGCAATGTTGACAATACTGGAAGTAACTCCATGAAGAATATACTCAGCACCAGACAATGTTCCTTTAACAGTTTGTCCAGCAATAAATGTTCCGGATTTATTTGTTATATACATTTGATCAGAAACGCCAGTAGTTTTTGTTATCAATTCAACAATAGTTCCTGTTGCTGATGCATTTGCCAAAGTTGCTCCAGCACCAGTATACCCTGTTGATTGATATACTTCTTCTCCATTGTAGTATTTTGTTATTCCGGAAATTGTATTTCCGGTTAATCCTAAAATATCAGCATAACTGTTGCGAAGTTCATATACCTCATCAACTTCTTCAAACCCTGTTTCAATTTTCTCATGGGAATATGTGAAGAGTTCACATACAAGTGTATATGTAGTTAAAGTTCCAAATTGGTAAAATGGTTCTTCGTCTTCTACAAAGTTAATTTCAAATATGGATCTAGATGGAGGATAATAAATTAGATCCCCTTCTCTTGGTTTTATAATTGTCGGATTCTTTGATGTAATTTCCTGACCAAATCGTGTTATAGACAAATCAATAGTCAGTCTATCTGTAATGGTGATACCAAATTTAGTCATTATATCTTTATTACCACCGAACTTCATAGTTTCTCTGACATACATTTCAAGGATGTAACCATCTTTAAAATAACTTTTTGGATCTTCACCAAATATAGGATCTACTTTTAAGTATTCTCTGGGAAGATATATTAGATCACGACCCATCACTTTGATGGTTTCTATTGTTAAATCATCAAGTAAATTTTGTTCTCCAGAATAATCTTTGAAGTATGGGTTTACTGCCATGTTTATCCTAACATGAAATCTATTGGTAGTTCATGGGTCGATCTTAATTCGTTTTCTATTAATTGCAATTCGTTAACTGCTTCTTGGTATATCACTGCACCCTTAAATGTGATTCCCCCCGGAAGTTGAACACCATCATATTTTGCCATATTTCCTCCCCATTGTTTCTTTATGAGTGCAGTAAGATATTTCTTTAGAAGTCTATCATTGTAAATCTTTGGATATTCGTCTGGATCCAGAACAGCGTATGCCTCTATTATGATGTAATCTCCAACTTTTGTTTCTGATATTTCACTGTCAATGTATATTCTATTGGTCACTTTACTAAAACTTATTGTTTTTTCCGGAGAGAAAAATTGTTCTATTAAATTAAGATATTGCATTGATGCATCATAATTTGCCAGTGGCAAGGACTGACTAGACCCAAGTCCACGATTTACTCCAAAATAATCGTTCAATGCCATTTGATATTTTATATCAAACATATTATTCCCTGCAAAATTTCCAAATCTGAACAGTTTAATCACAGAAACTATGTCAGTTCCTGTTGGTCTATCCACTCCTCCGATTGGAGATGTTATATTTTCAATTGCAATATATTTGTTGTTAATATCATTTTGGGTTAGTTGATATTTAAAATACACCCTCTGCACACCATCAAAATGATATTCGGAGAAAAATTGCAGTGCTTCATCAAGGCGATCTTCGCATTGTTGCCAATCTACATTTATTTGTACAACTGGTGCGCCAAGTGATCGTAACGCATATTCGATTATTGTTTGTCTTGAGTTTGGATTTTGCCCTGACATAAGAAAAATCTCCTTATTTTATTTATAAGGAGACTTTATTTGTTATTTTATTAAGTTTTCTTTGTTTCTTCTTGTTTTTGTGGCGGTGGTTGTGGTGGGTCGAATGTATTTACTTTAATTTCTTCTAATTTTTCATATGGATAGTTTTCAATATAATATCTTCGAGTGATTGGGGATATCGACTCGTCTGGTTTTGATGGTTCATAATTTGAAAATCCTGGCATATTCAATGGACATGCCAATCTGGGATAATCTAGTTTTGAATATGTGTCATTTGCAGACATCAACCAAGTTCCTGGTCGATCACCACACCCACAACCTCCACAAAAATGTTTTCCTTCAGTTTTGCTTGTCTTGAGATGTTCACATGGGGGTAATACTCCACCTTGCTGTTTATCTCCAAAGCATGAAAGAACTCTTAGTTGTTTTATTGGTTTTGTAGTTTTTTCGTTTTTAAGACCTCTAGATGTTATTGCTGATGCAAAACTTTGCATCATACTTAACTTTTTCTTGATACCAGAGGACTGATCTTGTTTTGGTTCTTCTTTTCGAAATTCTATATTTTCACTTTCCATAATCATACCTTTCATTTAAACTGTAACACAAATCATTGTAATGTCAATCATTGATTATAATTCTTCTAAAAAATAAAACTGTTGATAAATTTGTACTTGGGATGAGTATAGTGTGATTTCTAGAAAAATTAATATTATTTTTCTTTTCTAGAACAACTCCATATAACATCATGGAATTATTTATATTGACTTTGTTAGACTGATTTGAAATATATTTTGTTGAAAATATACTTGACGACATAACTGTTGCTGAAAGATTATTTTCTCTCGTTGACAAATAATTCATATAGAAATGCAATTCTTGAATTGATGGAATGTAGTAATCTATAAACCCATCTATTGGACGATTTCTAAAAGTTGTATATAACTTTGAATTTGCCGCAACTGATTTATTGAAATAACCATCCCATAGCGATGTTTCTTTATAAATTTTTTCTTCATCATTATGATATTTAAAATTATGTATTTTTGAAGAAACAATCAACGCCCACTTTTTGTCTGTTCCGCCAATACCAATTTGATCTGCATAATATTCCAGTGGATTTCCAAAATTCATATTTCCATACAATTTAGATCCTAATGGATTCATTGGATTTCCAGGTTCAAAAACACCAATATATATTCCACCTTGATATTCTGAACCGATTTGGAGATTTAATTTATTAAATTGAGTTTGTGTTAAACTCTGTGGTCGATAAGAATTTCCAACGCGAATTAATTCAGTTGGAGGTGTAAATTTATCATTACAAAACGGATGTTGAGGATCATATGATTCTTTCCAATATCCATTACAAAGTGATTTTG